CATAAACTTTCATGCAAAATTTTGTAAAATCAACCTAGGAGGCTTTGACATTTCCTCTCACGTGGTAATTAATTCGGTCCGCGAATTGATAATAAAACAAATAAAGCAGATTATAGTAGGCTACATGCAATATAATATGTAAACCTATAAACAAAATAATAAACGAAGCAATACAAACCAAGCAATGATTATATGAGACCATATATATAAGGATATATAAGAATAAACTCAATAAAATACGTGCAAACGTTCAAGTGTTGTTAGTAGTCAATTGCGATAAAATATCAGCGCAAGTGGCTTTAATAAAACGATCTAAAGAACCAATAGAATCACCCTCAAAATGTTCGTGTCTTATCGAATTTAAAGCGTCTTCCGTCGATTCCTGTGAATCTTGCGGTGGTGTAAAAGAAATATCAGCTATTACCAAATTTGGTTTGTGTGTAGCAGAAAAATCTATAACCCATCCCTTATTGAGCAAATCTCGCTTCGCTACCGACCCCGCGAGCTTCGGCTGCATCGCAGTAGTAGTGAGAATGGCCCCATAAACCTTATCCTTAGCGTTCTTAAGCTGCGGATCAGTTTGTAAATAATATACGTCTCTAAAGACGCATGAAGCAATCCATAATCCATCTTCACGTTTGGTTTCAAAATTTGGTAACTCTAATTCTCCAGATTGAACAATTTGATGGAATTTGGTAGTGTTAGACATCATCAATAATTTGCTACGAAGCAAGTTGTTTAGATGCAGATAATAAATTGGTATGCCGATGGTATTAATTGACAAAACCGCCCTTTACAATGAATTTAATAGCCCTCGATTAGAGATCTATGGCGATAATCAATATGGCCAAAAGTAATATCATCAGCAAGCACAGTAAAGTCATCAGTAGGAGCAATGTCAATACCATGCAAGCCCGAATAGAAAAGATGATTTTCCGTGCGCCTCAAAATAATAGTGTGTAGGAATTTCAAAACAGTATACTTCGTTCCACTAGCGTTCTTCTTCGTGATCCTGAACGGAATTGCCTTATTAAGTCGCACTCTAATGACGGCAGGAAAACCGGCATCAGCTAGTTTAAATACCACATCTTTGTGAGTGTGTTCGTGGAGACGAAGTGAAACAGTCTCATTTACCAAACCCTCAGCGGTGAGAATCGTTGGCACGAAGAAATTCACGGTAGCGGAGAAAGTAGCCGTCATCGTAATGGAATCGCCTGAATTGGGTTGTTCACGCACTACAGCAAGTACAGCACCAAAGCTAGAGAATCGCTTGACACCGGAATCAACGGTGAAAAGCGTGTCGTTACAATCCATACTCAGTGATTTAGTATCACGAGGCCTAAAGATTAAGGAACCCGATTGCCTCACCAACTTTTCAAGATTCTTGGCTAAGCCAGGTTCATCAGTATCTGGTGCCAATGTAGTGTTGTCAGGATCTGGAACGTGCGCAACTTGGAGCGCCCCAGAGGCTGTACCCATAGGAGAAGTGGATTGGAGATCTAGAGTAACTCCAGAAAAACTAAACCTCTCCCACATCTTAGCTGCATCTTGCACTTGCTCGGTAACACTTGTATCCAAGTTAAGACGGAAAACTTCCGAACCTGCTTTGGCACTATCAGTGAACTTCAGAGTGTACGCTTTTCGTACAATCAACCGACCAGTAATATCAGAACCGCCAAAAGGCACGTTCTTCTGGTTGGTGATAAAATCACTACTGATCTCAACGTTCTGTGAAGACAAATCCATGTTGTTAATTTGCTAAGGAAGAAATTAATTTGCCAAGATTTCTGTCACATGGCAAATCTTTGGAACGTTAAATTTAGTAACTGTAATCTCCTTAGGCTTGTTGTAAACATTGCCCAAAATAGCAAGATTCTGCGGAATATAAAAACGCAGAATGTCCTCAAAAGGCTGCATTTTGCTAATAGGAAACTCACAAGCGTGCCCATCAACAACGGCAGTAAAACCAGCCCCGTCAACGGGGTCAATACGCCTATAATGTTCCATGGCGTGTGCAGTCGGCATTTCGAAGTACGGCTCATCATCTGGGGAATGTTGGCGCAACAAATACTCACCTGGCCATACCGAAGGAAACGGAATGGAGTGCGAGAAAGTTGCATGCTGTTCACGAATAGTGGGGCAGTAGAACTTGATTGTTGCTGTAATGGTTATAGCAAAGTTGTACTTGCCGCCTTCAGCACCTGGTAGAAGTGGCACAACGGAAACCGAACCTGGCGAATTGAGGCGTTTAGTCTTACCATCATAGGACGTGAAAAACCGGTTCTTAGGAATTGGCAACTCGAAAGAGAGGTTGTAACCAGCTTTGAACAATTTCACTGTTTGCAAATGTGGCTCATGAGTGAGCACGGGTAGAACAGTGTTAAGCTTTGTGTGATTAATCATGTTATGCGAAAATCCATAAACCGGGAAACGATCAGGATCGCCCACATAATAAACCAGAATGCCAGTATCAGTTTCAAGCCAATTAGCTGAGTCCACCAAATCAATACGATAAGAGTCAATCGAATAAGCTTCGTACGCGTTAAACGTATGAGCATCAACGGCAGACAAATTCGTAAAGATATCCGTTGGGCCGTTAGCAAGATAATTGATAGATTCATGATTCGGCGGCCCCACCGTGACAAAGCGTAGGTAAAGCGCATCACCTGCTTTGATAGGCTTGTCACCAGCGATTATGGCGCCCTCAACAGTGACTGACAAATACTTACCATTTGCCACCACATAAGTTACGAAGTGGCGCCTGGGAAGAACCACCTTGCCCTCAGAATAAGCCAGAGTTTCCAATGTGTAAACTCCGTCAAGCAATGAAGTCTCGGTGCCTCCGAGTGACAACAAAGTATATGCGCCACTAACAAAAGGTTGCGTGACACCATCTAGATTTAGCTGCACTGTATCCCCTGGACTAGCATCTGAGTTTGCAGTCCACTTCTTGCCAGTATTTTGCTGGTTAAGTGCGCCAATAATAGCGTCATCATAGCCATAATAGGTTGAAGGATTGAGTGAGAGTCGTTGTTTTATAACTCTCGTTGCTGATTCCTCAAACAAATCATACCTATTAGTTCCCACACCTTGGCGAACGGGAGTGACAGACATTTTCTCCCGTTTTACCATGGGCTTAGTCGTGCGGTATGGCTTTTCCTGACTCACCATTGGGACAGGATCAGCTGCCAGTCGCACATCAACTGGTGGTGCGTGCATATCCGAAATAGCCGAGTCAGTAGCTTCAGCTTGCATGCCAGCGGAACAATTTGGCATGTTCGTGTTCGTGGTGTCACTACTCTCTCCTGACCCGGTAATCAAATTGGTTACCGCATCAGTCCCCATCTCAATTAACTTTGGTGCAACAGTAGTTGCTACAGCACCTAATACAGCCTCCATCTTATTTAATTGCTGAAAACTAGTATTAATTGAGAGTTAGTTTGCATCCGCCCAATCCTCAAAGTGAAAAGGTATGGTGTATATAGATGTAAGTGCGGTGCAGGCTTTCCGTCTAGTTGTTCCATCACTCGCGAAGCCTCGCCCCATACTTGACGGGGAGAACGCTGTGGTAGAACGAGCGAAATCCACCAAGAAAGCATAAATAGCTTCCACATCACCTTCGTGCAGGTAGTCTTGATATTTAGCCAATGTTGCCATTTTGGTCATATGAATAGCGATCGGCGTTTTGATCAGGGATAAGAGATCCCTAACTGCCAACATCAATTCTTCCCTGCGTTCATCAGTGGCAATGCTTTTGGTTAACGTCTTCGCTGCGATGCGTGGTAAATCCAAGTGGAGGTCTTCATCACTAATCAGGAAGCCTACAAATTCTCCAACTGGATTATAATCAATTTTGAGTCGATGATAACATAGATCCGTTGGTGTTAAGCCACGCGCTTTGATAAGGCAATCATCTCCTTGGAATAGTGCCAATTGCAACTCGCTAAAATCAAATGACATGCCTATCAAACCAATGGTGTGCATGGTGTTAGAAAACAGAGTGTCAGCCCTACCTGATTGAAATTGATATTTAACCTTCATCTTAACATCACCAGCATCCATCGTCCAATCAACATTTGGCTTTTCCATGATGTCCACGATGGAATCGGGCACACCACACAACCGATAGATCCATCTCATGAACATATCGGTTGCTTCTGACTTACTGGTGTCCTGTTCGCTAATGTCGCAAGAAGCTGTGGTCACTGCACCACTCATATCGCGGGTTACATCAAGTCTACCCCGAATGGCGTCCCTGAGCAAACTCGAAGACCAACCATAACCAGGAAAAACGCCATTCTTAAAAGCTGTGAACACCACCCGTTCGGTCCAAGAAACCCAAGGTGAAACAATGCCGTTAACCTCTTTGGGTTGCGCGCTGACTGGCTGGCCACCTTTAATATATAGGTTGCCATCTTCATCAACTTTAGTGTTCAGCCAGGTATTTTCACCGATCTTTGCCTTGAGCTGATCCTTGTTGAAGCCTTTAATTTGTTGTGTGGCATGATACCTCGTACCATACTTCTCAAGATAAGGCTGGCATTTCTTGGCTGCGTTACGTGAAAGCGCCTGTCCACGGCAGAGAGCTAATTCGTCGGTAGTAGGTTCGCGCAACTTGTAAACATCTACAAATTTCTGGAACCCACGCTTGAGCTGCTCACAATGCCTGACAACTTCTGCAGATTGCATCTCGTCCCGCTTATTGGCTAAATAACGTTCAGCACCTGTAGCTATCATATGATTAGTATTATTGAGTTGCAAAGCGCCGAAGCGTTTACTGAACATGACATTAGTCTTCTCAGAGTTATCATTGGTGAGCTTCTGATGAGTGCGCTTTATCATCATTGCCCTCCCTTCACGTGGACCACGGTGTGTATTGATAGAAACGCTCACATGTGGATCAGCAATGTTGCTACAAGTGGGCGCAACCTTCTCGATAATTTGACTAGTCAAATTTGGGTCATTAAAGCTCGCAACAGCAAACCGCGCTGTTGTTTCCACCTCCGGGTGAAGTTTATCGAAGTTTTGGTTGCGCCAAATGTGCCCATCGTATTCCATAATAGGAACGCCATGTCCTCTTTCATTTATCAGGTACTCCCGAGGGACCGTGTAAGTAGCCGTCCTCGTGGGATCAGCTACAACAGCCTTCTGGGCTTTCTTATCACGCGCCTTATACTCGAAGTTCACGTTGGTGGCCTTGATGCGTGTGCGTTCTTCTGGCACATGTAAGCGATATGCGCTAACATCAGTTGGACCCTGAATGCATTCATAATCCATACGCCCTCGCACAATATTGCATTTGCACTTCAAAGAGAAATCGCCCATAATATGTGCCAACGTCTCAACTGACAAGTGTATATGCAGCACCTTTTTGTGGCGTGTCAATGCGACTAACAACTGACCATGCACTCTCATCAGCGCCTTAGCGTTAGGGGTGACGTACAGATGGTACGAATCATCACGAATACCCTGCTGTGTTGCGACTGTGGGATAGTAAGATGTGTGGGCGTGAGCTTTATCGAAACACGCACCATAAACATGCTTATGTTCTTCTTTGCAACCAATCGGACAAACATTCGGCAACTTGCGCGTCATATGATAAGGTTCAAAAACAGCACTATTGACAACGCGGCTACGCGTGTAGGTCTTTTCGGGTTCTGTTTGATTAAGAACATTGACAACGTCCAATGGGGTGGCGAAAGCCACGTTGAATCTATTAATGTCCGATGGGCTAATATGTTCCTCAATGGGGGTTATTCTACCGCCTCTGTCAACGTTCACTTCTGGGCATCGCATTTGCCTTCGGTCCCCTATCATTGTAATATTATTCGCCATCTGAATCACAATAGATACGAACCTTGGGTCCATAAGGAACACTTCATCAATGAACAAATCATAACGATCCTTCTTTTTGTCCATTTGAACCATACCGGTGCTCCAGGAATAGGCCGGCACGCCCTCACGTCGGTACTCATTAGCGAGCGCTTTTGTGGGACATATCACGATGAATTTATCAGGGAGTTTTATATCCTTTGGCATATCATATCTGGATTTGATTTCATTTATCATACGCCGCGTTTTCCCACTGCCATACGTCCCCTCTGTGATTCGAATTTCTCGAGGGACAAGCTGCTTTTCGAGTATCGCAGCCGCGATATTGCCGCAGTTTTGATGCAATTCCTTAAAATTGCCATCTTCTTCCTTGTACATTTCAGTCACAAAATCCTGAGCAACCCTATTAGTACATGGCGAAAACAACGCTTCTTGGAAATCAACTTTCGGTATGGGCTCCAGCGGGCCTACCACCTTCCCTTCTTCTACTGCAACAACCACACCATGGAAAGGCATATCAGCCAGGCATTTACAAGGACTTCTTGCGTCCCAAACCAACTTGCCACGTATATAGTCAAGTTGGTCATGATGTCGGAAATACTCATAGTCATCCATGGAAAACCAGTCGCCAAATAGATTCTCCGCAGTTATGCGAGTCCCCTTCTTGCCAATCTCACCATTACGTGGATCAGCTATCGCTACATTACGTAGGCTATTGAGGATCCGTCCGGCCGCATTGTACTTACCAAATAGGTAGGGGAGACCATCACCCGCCAATTTGAAGTTACGCCCTTCCCTCAATGCTCTTGCGAATTGTGGGTTGAGACGCATTGCATATTCAGCTCGATCAGCAAAATTTATCATGGCATGCACATCGCAACACTGCGGAAGCAGCTTCAACCATTGCCTAACCAAGGCCAAAACGCCTTGGTTTTCTATGTGATGCACTGCCCCAATGGCTTTTTCCACCAAGCACCAAGCTGGTAAGGAACTTGGTATCTCGCGTTTGCTGCAGAGTTTTCTGACTCGCTTATCCTTTATGCCATCACTAAATTTTCGTGTGGCCTCATTCACTCTATGGTACCGCTTATTTTCTTCCACCTTAGGCTTAACACCAACAGCTTTACCCGTGAGCGCCACCTCTGCTTCTTCAGTGGAGGTGACGGCGACTTGTGCAACTGTTGTCATGTCAAAATTTTCGACCTCCTCTTCATTGATCGTTGGCATTTCACGCGGTTCGACATAGTTCACGACCTCTAGACTTTCGGCGCGCATTATAGCTTCTAGCGCGTCAACCTCTTCGTCAGCCTCGCTTTCTTCTACTAAACTAATTGAGTCCTCGCTCTGAATGGAACAGCTCTCTTCGTATTCTGACTCGCTCTGCACGCTTGCTGTTTCCTCCTCAGTTTCTTGTTCAGCCTCTTTTTCGAATGCAACTGCGAGCTTAGCCTTCTTCTGGATTCCTTCATCCCAGACGAGAACCCCACCGTCATTACTTACATACGTGAATTTATTTATATCTAACTTTTGTAGCTTAGATGGCTTATAGCCACGTATGGCGAAGACCTCATTCGCTTGGAAGTAATCATGTTCGTAAATAACCCATTTTTCTTTAATCTCGTCGACCAACGCCTTTGGGTACCTACGCAGCACCTCCTTAAAATTCTGTAATTTTACAGCCACTCTATAGAAGTGTGAAAGGTTCTGCAAAACCCTTAGCTGGAAGGCAGCCAACTGCTCAATAGGCAAGTCATTGCCTACATCAGCATACACCGATTCATATATTGGTATTGTCGCCACACACTCCTCACACAAGATGTTACGATTGAAGTACACCTTATGTTTCTTGGGCAACGGTGGCAATAACTTCCTGCCATAATCTTTAGTCATAGCCCAGTGCACTACCTTCTTCAATTCTTGCCAGAACGCTGCGTCATTGAACGGCATAGCAGATATGTTATGTATAATGCCTTTCAAATCACAAGCAACCACACTAGTTTTGAGGAAATTGTTAGTTTCAATACCCCGCAAGAACCTTTTATCAAAATGATCACTACAGCGCACCACCCCTGCTGATGGCAAAACCTCATGACATTTATTGTATTTCATATGCTCACAAACGTCTGAGGTCTTCATGGCAAGTGTTGCATGACTGCCCACTATTTTTAATTGGATCCCAGCGACTTTGTGCTGCGCCAATTGTTCTTCGAGCAATCTTTGTGTAATGCCACCTTGCAATTGATGTTTAATGTTTAAGAAACTAAGACACATCGGCCCGCAGTCAGTGCTAGTGTCAGGGTCATAGTTGAACTCACGTTCAGCCGGGATAACGACAGCAAGGTTCTTGTGTGCCTTCGCTTTTTCGTGGATAATTTCCACTTCTCTCCTATCATTAGCAAAAATCTTTCTTCTTACGTATTCATTCTCATAAGTATCCCCCATCACGCGTTCTGCGAATTTTGCCACGCGATACTCTTCACTTTTGGGCTCTGCTTTCTTGAACCAATCCAAAACTCGTTGCCATAAGGTAGGTTTCCTACCACGAATGCCTGTCGACAATACATCTGTTGTGGCAAACGAGATGCTTTTCGTTGCTCTTTTACGATTGATGAAAGAGCGAATTATCACTAAGATGACAATGTCAGCAAACGTTGTTGAATCTATTGTCATACCGACCTGCAGACTATAATGGCCGATCACTATCGCATGTATTTTGGATGAGATGATACCACCCGCTTGTTGTCTATCCAACTCACTATCGCGCCTATCGAATAAGAATGCTTCTACTTCGGTAAGCAATTTTCGCGGTATAGGTACTGTGGGCATTTTCGAGAATATGTTGTCAATCTCAGTTATCTTCTTACATGTTTTTGAAAAGCTCTTTAGCACGTCAGCAATCTCTACCATCCTATCTATAAAATTATATATATGAACAAAATCATCATTTGGTGTCAACTCAGTTATGATGTTAACTGGACCAACCACTTTAGTGAGATGAAACAATTGCGTTATGCCAACACTTTTATAAACTTCAATCAAAATATTAAATCCATATCCATACTTATGACCATCGAAAACTCGCTGCTTCGCGAACATTTCCCATGTGTCTCTTTCTTGTAGATAACCCATAGATTCGTCACCGACAAAAGTCATATGTAACTTATCTTTTCCAATGTGGCGAATTCGCACGCCGTTCACCTCGTCAGTGCCTTCGCAACCAGCCAATATCATGGCCGGCATCGGCATCGCCGCATAAATGGCCTGCACGTTTTTCCTTTGAAAAACCTCGAAAAGTGACTTGGCATTAAGCCAAAACAAAACATTATTGCAAATCAAAACTTCCGAAGGTTTGGTGCATTTCTGCACACCTGTTGTACAACAGCCTTCGGTCAGATAATTCGACATACGTAAATTCCAGTCATCAGTGTTGAGGACTGCCTTTTTAACTCGCATCTCTTCCCTACCATCCATTAACATGCATGGTGGGTGATCAGGCATATCCTCAGCCGTCAAAACCATATTCGTTCCAAATTCTTCTGCACGTTTCTTGGACAATAATTTAGCAGCAACCCAAGACTGTATGAAAAGTTGGGGATGCATACTATATCGGCCTTCCATCCAAGCGTCATCGGCAGGTTGCACCGTTAATGGGCTAATTAATCTATTAGCCACATTTATTTGCTCATTACTGAGTGCTATAGGAACTTTGATAGCTCCTGCATCACGTCTCTTGAGCAATTTCGCTTGCATATCATCAAGGATTTCAGTTGCCATCCGACCTCTATTTCCACTGTATTCGAAGGGCCCTCCGCTGTTAGGCGGATTTCGTCTCAGCGGACTACTAAGGTCGGGTGCAAAATGGTTAGCCATTGTTTCGTTTTCTCAGCTTAAGCCAAGTTCGAAGTAATGTTTACAGAGTTACACAATATGATGCATAACCCTGGAAAAACATTAGGAGGGTAGCAATATGATGCCAGAGCCCCCAAAGAACGCTACAGAATATGATCCGTAGATGCTTGCAGTAAGCACACCGTTC